AGGGACTTGTGCTCAGTGCAGTCATACTTTTCTCTGCAGTGCATTTTTGAGAAAAGATGATCCAAACCACATCTCTATTACATGGAGGAGGTTCTGATTTCCAGAACTAGGCGGCAGTTGGTGACTGACTGGCATAGTCAGTTCGGCAACTACCACTATATGGAATGGCGAGATCCTATCTCGAATGATGGTTCACATCCTACGCTTTCGCGTAATGTGTTGGGCCTTCATCCGAACTGGGACACTACCGATTCCCTCTTCCATGGTCAACAGGTTACTGTTGATGAGAAACATGGCATCCGGAGAAATGGTAAGGACCTTCGGGACCTTACCGCCGGAGATATTGGTGGAGACTTCTTTAGTCAAACTAAGCGTGCCTATGCTGAAAGCAAAGGCACAATTAACTTTGACCTAAAGGGGAAAGACAATACCAATACATGGTACAGAACGTACTATGACGGGCCTTGTCTTGCCGTTACACCTCTCGATAACATGTTTCCTGTGTATAGTCAGAGAAATCTGACTCCACTCGGGACAACTGCTATTGCTAGGTGTAAACCCACCAATAATGTCGCTGATCTAGCCGCGTCCATTCTTGAGATCTTTACAGAGGGTCTGCCCAAGTTAATTGGTGCAGCCACCTGGAAAGCTCGTACTGCCAAAGCGCTTCAACACGCTGCGGGAGACGAGTATCTCAATTATGAGTTCGGCTGGTTGCCACTAATCGGTGACATTCGTAGCGCAAGCTACGCTGTCGCTAATGCTGAAAAGATCTTAAGATCTTATGAGCATAATTCCGGGTTAGTGGTTAGGCGACGCTATGAGTTCCCAGTAGAGAAGACTGAAAGCACTGTACTTATCGGGCCATCGGAAGGTATTCTCTATCGTGGAGAATACTATCCCGGTCTGATGTACGATGCGAGTAAGCCCTTGCCGAAGCTGTACAAACGATCCAGGTTCTCACGTAGAACCTGGTTTTCTGGAGCGTTCACCTATCATCTGCCTGTCGACTACTATAGTAGAGACAAGCTGACACAGGCGAATGGTGCTCTCAAGCACCTTACTGGTCTTGAGATCACCCCAGCGACCGTTTGGGCAGCAACGCCTTGGACGTGGGCCGTCGATTGGTTTACCAATGCGGGTTCGGTTATTACTAACCTCTCGGATTGGTCTAAAGACGGCTTGGTGTTGTGGTACGGATATATCATGGAGCATACGCTCCAAGAAGATACGTACTACCATGATGGTCCTACGCGGTATCAACCGTATGGGCACCATCATAGCAATCCGATAACCTTTTCCGTGGAAACGAAAAGGCGTCAGAAAGCAACACCATTTGGGTTTGACGTCACGTGGAATACGTTGACGCCACGCCAATTGGCCATTGCTGCTGCTCTCGGTATTAAGAGAGCGTTCTAAGCAGCGTATGGCTCCACTGAGTACAGCCAATGGGGCTGAACTCATAATTCAGTCCTAGGAGTGATGCTCATGTCGTTTGCTGATCCTCAGACCGTCACAATCTCTGCTGTGACGACCCCGCTCCCCCGTACTTCTACGGAGGGAGACGAGACCGTCTATCAGAGTGCTGATGGACTGATCCAGATCACGGCTTCCCACGATAGTGGGAAGCGTAGCCGTCATCTGCTTCGGATCAACCACTCGAAGCTGACTGCAGATCCGTTTATCCCTACGACGAACGTCAAGGTTTCGATGTCTTGTTACATCGTCTTTGACGTTCCGCCTGCGGGATACACGGCTGCGGAGCAGCTGGCTGTCTACACTGGTTTCAAAACCCAGTTTACGGCAGCCTCCGATACGCTCATCACCAAGCTTCTGGCTGGTGAGTCGTAAAGGACCGTTGGTACCTTTCAAAGTCCAAGTCCCGGAGGACGTCACTGTTGCCGCAGCTGACGTACCCGAGGGACTTGGTTACTCTGTTAAGGTACCATCGGAGTTGGATCAAGTGGCCGACCAGAGGGAAATTGTTATCCACATACGCTTTAGCTACAAAGCTATTGCTTTTGTGGTTGCTCTTCTCCTCCAGGTCGTCTATGTCTACGGGCACGCTATTGCTCAAGGTATTGGCTTTGTGCCATGACCTTGTGCGTATTCGCGTCCTGGACATCCGACACGTGCGAGCGTTCCTTGTGGTCTCTAACGTGAAGATAAGCCTTGTAAGGGCTTAGCTTTGCGGTATCTAACCGCAAAGTGACGTTAGAGGCGAGTTACATTGAGCTAAGGAAAGTTAACCTCTATGAGGAGGGACTTTGAAAAGCCTAATGTCACTCTGGATCAAGATGGCTGAGGAATTAGCCATCTTATGCTGCACTAGCGCCACTTTCGACATTAAAACGGTCGAAAGGCGGTTCGAACATGAGGGGATATCGTTTCTCACGATATCCCTACCAGACCTTGGTAAGTCCACCCAAAAGTGGATTGATCAAGGTGAGGTCGGTATCAACTCTTCCTTTTCTAAAGGAAGAGGAAGTCTCCCCCTATTTCTAGGAGGTTTCTTCAACCGTGTGTTCGACCGGAGAAGCGGCTTGTTGCTCGATGATCCATCGATCGATGCTATCTTCGCCATTAGGCAACTAACGTTGTCTTTTGGGAAGATTTCCCTACCTTGCAGTGATGCAAGAGTTCGGAAAGCGATTGATGGTTACATCGAGTGTGAGCAGGACGTCCGTCAGTTCGACAAGGAACTTTGCCAGAAAGATTTAGCAGAGTTCCGTTCTTTGTCGAATCTCTTGTTTTCGGAAGTATTCACACAAATGGATAGAGATGTCCATTATGGTGAAGTTCTTCCGAAACATGGTCCCGGTACTGTTGCTGACAAACTTTCCAGTAATGGGAAGTATGAGCAACGTACTTGGACGACAAGGCTATCCAAGATCTTTCCTATGGATAGATATCTCATCCCTAATCCTCGTTTTTTCGAGACTTTGGATGAGATAGACGTTCTCGAACCTGGTTCTGAGATACCTGTGAAGGTTATCACAGTTCCTAAGACATTGAAAACACCTAGAATAATCGCTGTGGAGCCTACCTGCATGCAATACATGCAGCAGGCAATCCTCCGAGGATTTCTAGTAGCCTACAATAGGGATGAACTCCTACGTGGGCTAATCGGCTTTGATGATCAGGGCCCTAATCAAGCTCTGGCTCATCAAGGGTCTCTTGATGAAGAGACAGCGACACTCGACTTGAGTGATGCCTCAGATCGTGTTTCCAATCAGCTCGTAAGGGCGATGTTCCATCAATGGCCTAATTTGCAAGAGGCTATTGATGCTACTCGCTCTAGGCGGGCTGACGTACCTGGCTACGGAGTGATCCGTTTGGCTAAGTACGCGTCTATGGGTTCAGCTCTCTGTTTTCCTGTCGAGGCCATGGTCTTTACGACCTTGATCTTTCTAGGAATTCAGAAATCGCTCAACAAGACGCTGACCAAGAAAGACATTAAATCCTTTCTTGGTTCGGTGCGTATCTACGGGGATGATTTGATTGTTCCCAGTAGACATGTGCG